AGGCACTGATATTTTAGTTCGGGGACATTTTAATTTCTTATATGGAATTCTAAATGATACTGATGAAGATGCTGGTATGAATGCTTATTTCAGAATTATGAGAAGAATAGGAACATCTGGTGGTTGGGGTCAACTTGGAGTTGGATTAGATTGTACTAATCTTTATGGTGAGTCTGGGAATAGTGCTCAAACTAAAAGATTTAATTCTTTTGGTGCTCTTGAATATCCTGATGTTGGTCTTACTAATAGTGCTTATAGTGCAATTCAATATAAAATTGATGCTAGATGGGTAGGAACAGGTAATGATTGGAGTAGTATGAGCAATCCTTTTTATATTTGTAAAGGTTCCTCTATTACCGCTATGGAGTTCTAAAATAAATATCTAACATGGCAATTACTCATACTGAAACTGTTACTGACTTAATAGTATTAAACGATGGAACAAATGTTGTTTCGCAAGTAGCAGTCAAAACTGTCTCTGTTGATGACTCAGATCCTTCAAATCTTACACAAACAAATTATGATTGTTTTGTTATAGATAGTTCTGGTGGAACATCTGCTGCTGGATTCGTAGCATATAATAGTCTAACAGAGAATATTGTTAAGGGTTGGATCGCAGATGAACTTGCTACAAGTGATACAAAAACAAATGCGGAGGAATGGATAAATTCTGTTAAGTCTCCTCCAACACCAGCAGAAGTAAATAAAGCACTACCTTGGTCATAATATGCCTATAAATTTTCCACAAAATCCTCAACCAGGTGCCACATATGTTTTTGGAACCGCTACTTGGCGATGGGATGGATATGTTTGGAGAAGAGTACCTGATCCAGGTGCTCCTGGTCCTGTTGGTGGAACTGGTGTTGGTGGTCCTCCTGGTTTAATTGGTCCTGCTGGACCTCCAGGTGCTCCTTCGACTGTTGCTGGACCTCCTGGTCCTCCAGGTGCTCCTGGTCCTGCTAGTGGTCCTCCTGGTATTCCTGGTCCTCCTGGACCTGCTGGTGGTCCTCCTGGTATTCCTGGTCCTCCTGGTCCTCCAGGACAGTCAGGTACTCCTGGTGGTGCTGGTACTGGTGGTCCTCCTGGTCCTCCTGGTCCTGCGTCAACAGTTGCTGGTCCTCCAGGTTCTGGTGGTCCTCCTGGACCTGCTGGTCCTCCTGGTCCTGCATCAACAGTTGCTGGTCCTCCTGGTCCTGCTGGACCTCCTGGATCTGGTGGTGGTGGAAGTATTGATGGTGTAAAACAATATAAACAAACTGGTGTAGAAAGAAGTTGTGAAAGTCCAATCTTTGTAGTCAACAATGATACAATTGGAATCGGATCAACAAGTAATGCTTATGGAAATAAATTCTATCAAAATGTAGATCCAACAACTACACCAGGTGGTGGTTGGACAGTTTGTGATGGTGATCTTTGGTACGATACTACAAGTACAACAACAGGTGCTGGACCTGCTGGTCCTCCAGGTTCTGGTGGTATTGCTGGTCCTCCAGGTCCTCCTGGACCTGCTGGTGGTCCTCCTGGTCCTAGCGGTCCTCCAGGAACTCCTGGTAATGCTGGTCCTCCAGGAACTGCTGGTCCTCCAGGTGCTGGTGGTGTTACTGATAAGATAGAAGAAGGTAATACCAATGTTGAGGTTATTGATAACCAATCTGATCCAGGATATGCTGTAGTTAGAACTGATAATCTTCAGAGAGTAAAGATAGGTCAATATGACACAACTACACCTACAAACCTTGTAGAGTTGTTTGGTAATTCATCTGTAGCTGGTCAGGGTGTGAGACTTAAACTTTATAATGGTCTTAACACTAAGTATATTGAACTACAAAATAATAGTCAATCAACTACAAATCAAGTTTATAGTCTTCCTCAATCGAATCCAACAGTTGATTCTTATTTAAAAACAAATACTGCTGGTCAATTATCATGGGATACTAGTACTGGACCTGCTGGTCCTCCAGGTGCTGGTGGTCCTCCTGGTAATGCTGGTCCTCCAGGTGCTGGTGGTCCTCCAGGTAGTCCTTCAACTGTAGCAGGTCCTCCAGGTCCTTCTGGTCCTCCTGGTAATGCTGGTCCTCCTGGTCCTGCTTCAACAACTGCTGGTCCTCCAGGTGCTGGTGGTCCTCCAGGTCCTGCTGGTCCTCCAGGTTCTTCTAATGCTGGTGGAAATGATACCGAATTTCAATATAATAATAGTGGATCATTTGCTGGAAGTTCTCTACTTAAAGTAACTAACGATACGGCATATACAGGTAGTGGTCCGAGTTTAACTATATTTGGAGATCCAAATAATAATTGGGGAGATTGTGTTTGGGAACCAATGGTCAATAGTTTAAATTTGACACAAGATACTTCAATAATGTTTGGAGCACCTAGCTCTGGTACTTTAAATTTCAAATCCAGTATAGGTTACGCTAGTAGTGTTAATAAGTGGATAATGAATCATCCACAAACATTTGATTGGGACTTTCAAACCAGAGGTTTGATGGTATTCAAAAAACAGAATAGTCCTTATACTACTCATATGACTATTCATCCTGATGATGGTGTCAGTATTAAGAATACATTAGATTTATCAACTGCTACTATTAAGGATGATCAAAATTCAGCTGGAACAAGTGGTTATGTATTAACCTCTACATCAACTGGTATCAGATGGATGGCTTCATCTGGTGGTGGAGGAGGTGCTACAGATAAGATATCTGAAGGTAATAGTAATGCTGAAATAATTGATACTGGTTCAGTCACATCAAACTTTAATGTAAATCTAGACGGAACTGATAGATTTAACATTACAGCTGGTGGTGGTGTTTATATTCCTGGTAGTGAAACAGATCCTAATGTACCATTCCTTTTTAATGGTAATTATCAGGGTCAATATTTTGGAATATTTGCTTCTAGTGATGCGACTACTCAAAGAGATGTAAGATTTTTCGCACAAGGATCTTTAGATTGGGAAACACTTCGTATTAAATCGAATGGTGAAACTCTTCTTAAGAGAGTCAATTCAACTTTAGAGGGTGGACATCTACAATTTGATAATTCTGATGGTAATGAATCATATGGAATTGATGTGTATGGAAGTAGTGATACTGATTCTGTAATAAGAGTTATTGATCAGTTAACTCAAACTGGTAATACTGGTACTCAAAGATTCTGTGTTAATAGATCTGGTGCTTTTGGAATAGGGCATGTAGGATCAGTGGATTATGGAACTTCTGGTTATGTTTTAGTAAGTAAAGGTTCTAGTACACCACCTGCATGGGAATCTGTTAGTGGTGGTGGAGGAGGAGGTAGTCTTGCCACAAGAAGTACTGCTTCAGCTACAACATCATCAATTGCTGCTAATGGATATGGTGATTTAAGTATTACTGGATTTAAAGCATATCATCTTTTAAAAGTTACAGTTAGTTTTCCCTGTTGGATTGTTTTATATACAAACCAAGCTTCTAGAACCTCAGATAATATTGGTAATGGTGGTAGGGCAGAAGGAAATGATCCTCTACCTGGTAGTGGTGTTATTGCTGAAGTTATTTCTACGGCAGCTAATGGTGGTACATATGTGATGTCACCAGGAGTATTTGGGTGGAATGATGAAAGTACTCCAAATACTACCATATATGCTAGGGTTGTTAATAAAGATAGTACTTCACGTAGTATTTTAGTAAGTTTAGACCTTATTCAGGCAGAGGCTTAAATGGAAGATACTAGAGAATATAAGGTTACTATAAAAAAGGGTCAGAATATTGATGACTTTTATACTGATATTGAGGAATCTAGTTCCCTTGATAATGTACCTGATAGAAAGGTTGAAGTTGCCTTAAGAAGACCTATTAGTAGATCTACTAATTACTATCTGACAGAAGATGAAGTAGAAAAACTACGTAATGATCCTAGAGTTGCTGATATTGGTCTTCCTGTAAGTGAACGTTTAGGTACGTATGAAAAATTTTGGAATCAAACTGATACCTTTGCTAAGGATATTGCTTGGTATCGTAATGGTGGAGCAAACTTCTCTGCTGGACATAAACAATGGGGATTGCCTAGAGTAATAAAGGGAAGTAATTATACATGTAAAAATTTTGTGGATGAATATTCTCCTGGTGTTCCAGGTAATGCTAATGATACTCCTTGGGGAGTTAATGGTACTAGTGGTGCTGGAAGTCATTATCTATTGGATGAGACAATTTCTACTACTAGTTCTGGTAAAAATGTAGATGTTATTATAACTGATGAACATATTAATCCAAATCATCCAGAGTTTTGGGCAGAAGTTAATCCAACAACTAAACCTGATCTATTAGATGGATCACAAGCATTGGTTACTAATAATAATGGACATCCAAGAGTAGCTGGTAATAGAGTTATTCAATTTAATTGGCATGTATATAAAGATATTTTAGGATATACTACTCATCCATCAGAGTATAAGTATTGGAATAATGGTATGACTGGTTCTACTTTACATTTTGCTGATTCAACTTCTGGTAAAAATCATGGAACTCATGTAGCAGGGACTGTTGCTGGTAATACACAAGGTTGGGCAAGAGATTCTAATATCTATTATATGCATTTTCAGGATGCTGGTGCTAATGTACCAAACTGGACTGATTATATGTTTGATTATATTAGATATTGGCATAAGAATAAAGAAATTAATCCTGAGACTGGTAGAAGAAATCCAACAGTTGTAAATGCTAGTTGGGGTTATGGTGTATCTATTAAATATCCTTCAACTTCAAGTGATGGATATTGGCGTTTGAGAGGAATAAAGTATCGTAATAATAGTTTAGTAGATTTAGATCAATACGCTGGTAATGACCCACAGGTTCATGCTACTTTAGAACAGAATGGATTTGCTGATATCTTTTATTCTTTATATGGATTATCTGGTTATAAGGTTCCTTATATTGATAGTTCTATATTAAATGAGGTAGAAGATATGATTGATGATGGTGTTATTTTTGTAGCAGCAGCAGGTAATGAGGGATTTGCAATAGATGTTCCTGGTGGTGAGGATTATAATAATTATATAACATTGACTAGAAATGGTTCTTATGCTGGTGCTCTTTATCCTTGGCGTGGATCAAGCCCAGCTTCTGATGGTACAACAATATGTGTGGGTAACATAGATAGACAAGTTGGTAATAATACAGCTACTGATGTAGAAACAAAAGCTCAAACTAGTTGTTTTACTGAAAGAATAGATGTATATGCTCCTGGATCTGAAATTATGTCTGCTATACACGAGCCTGATTATTCACAATGGGATACAAATACTCACCCAAGAGTTGATAAATTTGGAGCCGCATATTATGATGGAGCAGTTAGTGGTACTAGTATGGCATCTCCACAAGTAGCTGGTGTACTTGCTTGTTTGGCAGAACAAGAACCTGATATGAATCAGGCAGATGCATTACAACATTTAATTGAAACTTCCACTCCAAATGTTGGTACTGGATCAGCAGTTAGTCCTTGGACTCTTCCATATAGAAATCTAGGTTTTCCATCTGATAATCATTCCGATTCAAATAATAGATTTCTTAAATATGTAAAGAAAAGACCAGAGATTGGACAGATTTATCCTCATGCCAATCATAAAAATCGTAAACCAACAGATTCTGGTGTTAAATACCCTAGAAGTAGAACTAGAGTTACAAATCCAGTTCCATCATGATAAATATCTCAAAGATTATAATCCACAATTTGATTAATTAATGGCAGTTAGAATTAGACAAAATAATACATGGGTTCCTGTAAGTGAAGGTGGATTGGGACCTGCTGGACCTCCTGGTCCTAAGGGTGATCAAGGTAATTTGGGTAATGCTGGTCCTCCAGGTCAACAAGGTAATCAAGGTATTCAAGGACCTCCTGGTCCTGCTGGTCCTCCTGGTGTTAAAGGAGATCAAGGTAATCAAGGTAATCAAGGTGTTCAGGGTAATGCTGGTCCTCCAGGTCAACAAGGTAATCAGGGTAATCAGGGTATAGCAGGTCCTCCTGGTCCTGCTTCGACTGTTGCTGGTCCTGCTGGACCTCCTGGTCCTGCGTCAACTGTAGCAGGTCCTCCTGGTGACGGTGGTCCTCCTGGTCCTGCTGGTCCTCCTGGTAATACAGGACCTATTGGACCTGCTGGATCTGTTGTTGGTGCTGTTGGTGTTCCTGAATGGGATACTGCAAATTCTAGTAGTGGTGTTACATTTACGAATGGTCAACCTCATTGGAGTGGAGGACACCAAGACGCAAAGACTAAGAAATTAGATACTAATATTCTATATGAATTTTATCTTAACTTTAGTTCATCTGATTATATTGGTTGGTTTATTACAGATGATCAAAGTATAGGAACTCATGGTCAGAGTAGTTTTAATAATAACAATAATGTATCACAAGTTCTAGATGCTTCTAGTCCTACTGGTAACTGGATATCAGTGGGTGGATCTACCATACAATTTAATGGTCAGTTTGATACTAAACCTAATGGAGGTACTCTTGGATCTCATGGTACTAGCCAAATGGCTAAAACTAGTGGATATACTTGGGGAAATAAGATTCATTTTGTCATCGACATGCTACAACGTAAGGTGTGGATGAGAGATGGTACAGGTAGTGGATTTGGTAGAGCAGAAGAAGAATGGTGGGTTAAGGATTATTTCAGTACTCAATGGATGGAAGGTGATCCTGTTCGTCCAGATAGTACAGCATCTTTCTACTTAAGACCTTCTGATGATATGGGATCTCTTTCTGGGGATCATTATTTTAATCTTGGTGGATGGTCTGCAGGTCAGGGAAATTGTTCAATAGAAGCTGTTCCTAATGAAGAGTCTGTTATTCGTGATATTGCTGGACCAACTGGAGCACAAGGTATTCAAGGTATAGCTGGTCCTCCTGGTCCTGCTGGACCTCCAGGACAACAAGGTACTCAAGGTATTCAAGGTATAGCAGGACCTCCAGGTCCTGAGGGAGATAAAGGTGATAAAGGTGATCAAGGTGATGCTGGACCTCCTGGTCAACAAGGTAATTTAGGTAATGCTGGACCTCCTGGTCCTTCTGGTCCTCCAGGTAATGCTGGTCCTCCAGGTCCACAAGGTGATCAGGGTGTTCAGGGTAATGCTGGACCTCCAGGACAACAAGGTACTCAAGGTAATGCTGGACCTCCAGGAGACAAAGGAGATCAAGGTGATGGTGGACCTCCTGGTCCTTCTGGTCCTCCAGGTACTCAAGGTAATGCTGGTCCTCCTGGTCAACAAGGTAACGCTGGTAATGCTGGACCTCCTGGTCCTAAGGGTGATCAAGGAGATAAAGGTGATCAGGGTGATGAAGGTAATGCTGGACCTCCAGGTCCTGCGTCAACTGTAGCAGGTCCTCCTGGTAATGCTGGTCCTCCAGGTGCTGGTGGTCCTCCTGGTGCTCCTTCAACTGTAGCAGGTCCTCCAGGTTCTGCTGGTCCTCCTGGATCTCCTGGTTCTGTTTTATATTCTGTTCCTACAGGTGGTATTATATTATGGTCTGGTGCGTCAAATGCTATTCCTAGTGGATGGGTATTATGTGATGGAAATAATAGTACTCCAAATCTAACAGATAAATTTGTTCTTGGTGCTGGTAGTAGTTATAGTGTTGGTGCTACTGGAGGTAGTTCTACTGCTACTCTTCCATCTCATAGACATAGTTTCTCTGGTTCAGGATCTGATGGTCATGAACATACTTTCCAAGAGAATATTGCCAATCATACTCACTCATTCTCTGATAGTTTTAGTTTAGGAAATCACACTCACTCATTCTCTGGATCCAATACTCATAACCACTCATATACTCAGAGTGCTCACTCACATACTGTAACTGTAAGTGAATCGGCACACCAACACTCTTATGATGTTCCTCGTGGATCTTGGGGTGGACAGTATGGTTTCCAAGATACTGGAAACTCTGGATCTTCAGGAACTCCTAGTGTTGCTGGTAATACAACTGGAATTAGTGCTAGTACTTCAGGATATCCAGAAACAATAAGTCTCTGGATTGAGAATGAAAGTATTAGTGTATCTGGAACTACTGGTAATCCCAGTGGTGGTACAAGTGGTAGTGTATCTGGAACTACTGGCAATGCATCACCTGGGTTAAGTGTTTCTGGTCAAACTTCTCCTGAGAATGTAAGTATATCAATATCTGGTAATACAGGATATGATGGATCTTCTGCTTCTGGTGCTAATATGCCACCATACTATGCTCTTTGCTACATAATGAAGACTTGATTGACTTTTGTTCAATTATGCTTTATAATAATATTCTATACTCAATATGATATGAATGATTTAATACAAATAATCAAGATTTTAGATAAAGAAGATTTAAAAAAGGTAAATGAGTATGTTGATACTTTGTCCTTTGGTGAATCAAGAGTCTTTGGTAATAATAGAGATTCTGTACCAAGAACAGATATAAGATCTAGTTTGGGTTCTACTTTTGATGATAATCATCCAATAACACAATTATTACATAAACGTACTAATCAGGGATTGGAAGCATATCATAAAAAAGTATCTTCGTATCATAGTAATTTTAATTATTATCCAGTTCCATGTGGAATAGATACTACTTGTCATAGAGAAGCTATTCAAGTACTGGAATATGAGAACGGTCAAGAATATAAATTCCATCATGATGCTGCGACAGATCCAGGTCTTCCAGAATATGAAAGAAAAATATCTATTATCACATATTTAAATGATGGTTTTGATGGTGGTGGAACAGAATTTCCACATAAGGTTTATAAACCACAAGCTGGGTATGCTGTAATGTTCCCATCAAATTGGTGTTATCCACATTCAGGTCAACCAGTTTTTGGTGGAAAGAAAAGAGTTGCTGTTACTTGGTATTATGTACAAAACATACATGCTACAAAAAAATAAGGAGTTATTATGGACATTAGTGAAAATGAGTGTGTTGAAAAAATTGTTATAGATGTTTGTGCTAGAAAATTTCTTTTGTATAGTGATTTAGGTACAACTAGAAAGGTTGATTGTGACACAACAAAACAATTTATGGATGTATTAGAGGTAGTTACAGCTCAAGCAGATCCTGAGTTAATTGAGTATAAAGATTTGGCGACTATTGATGGGGATGTGACTAGCTAAATAGTCCAAAGAAACTTTTGGCCAAAAGTGGAGTAAGATGCCTTTAAATAAATTAGAGAATTTTATAAAGAATACTGAAGGACGGATTCTTTATGTAAACCCAAATGATCTTGACGCTACTGATGGTATCGAGAATCAAGGTAATTCATTAACTAAACCTTTTAAGACTTTACAAAGGGCGTTAATAGAATCTGCTAGATTTTCATATTTGGAAGGTAACGACAACGATATAACTGAAAAAACAACTATATTATTATTTCCTGGTGAGCATTTAATTGACAATAGACCAGGATTTGGAATTAAAAGTGTAAATGGTGATGCTAGGGCAGTTTCTCCTACAGGTAATGTTAGTACTGCAGGTGCAACAGAGACATTTACTTTAACTTTAAATTCTAATTTTGATTTAACACAGGAAGATAATATACTTTATAAGTTCAATAGTGTTCATGGTGGTGTTGTTGTACCTCGTGGTACTTCCGTTGTTGGATTAGATTTAAGAAAGACAAAAATAAGACCTAAGTATGTTCCAAACCCAACAGATGATAATGTAGATAGATCTGCTATATTCAGAATCACTGGTTCTTGTTATTTCTGGCAGTTTACTATCTTTGATGGTGATGAAAGTACTTTAGTATATACTGATCCCACAGATTTTGGTTCTACTAATCAGTCTAAACCATCATTCTCTCACCATAAATTAACAGTATTTGAATATGCTGATGGTGTTAATACTATTGATGCTTATCAATTAACAGATCTTCAAGTATATTATAGTAAGTTATCAAACGCATTTAATAGGGCATCTACTAGAGAGATTACTCAAAAGTATCCATTAAATCCAGAAGCATTTGCTCCACAAAGACCTGAATTTGAAATTGTTGGTGCTTTTGCTACTGATGATAAGTCTATATCTAGAATTATTGCTGGTGATGGTGCTACTGCTGGTAGTGTTGTTACTGTTACAACTTCATTACCTCATGAATTAAGTTCTGGAACTCCAATTAAAGTTAATGGGGTTAATGTAACTGATTATAATATTTCTGGAAAGGTACAGAATGTAATAGATGATAATACATTTACCTATCAGTTACCATATGTAAGACCTAACTTACCTGCTGGACCTTCTGCTGGTTTAAGTGGTGCTGGTGCTTTTATTTCTGTTGAGACTGATACTGTTACTGGTGCTTCTCCATATATCTTTAACTGTTCATTGAGATCAGTTTATGGTATGAATGGTATGCATGCCGATGGTGATAAAGCAACAGGTTTCAAATCAATGGTTGTGGCACAGTTTACTGGTGTCTCACTACAGAAGGATGATCGTGCTTTTGCTGAATATAATCCAACAAGTAGATCATATGATAAGATTGCTTATCAGAAACAAACTGGTGAAAAGTTAGCATCTGAATCTTCTTCACAAATTAATGAAACTGTTTATCACTTAAAGTCTTCAGCAGTTTATAGAGATGGATGGAAAACAACTCACGTAAAACTATCTAATGATGCTGTTATTCAGATAGTATCTGTTTTCGCTATTGGTTATCATGTTCACTTCTTAATGAAGTCTGGTGGCGATGCTTCCGTTACAAACTCTAACTCAAACTTTGGACAGTTTGCTTTAGGTGCTGATGGATTTAAAAAGAATGCCTTCGAGAAAGATAATAAAGGATTTGTTACTAATATAATTGCTCCAAAAGCAATTACTGCTGGAGAATCTAACGTTGAATGGTTACAGTTAGATAAAGTTAGAACACAGAAGATTTATGATGGTTGTGCGAAAGGAACTAATAGTTTCGGAACAATCATTAATAAGAATGATTTTGCTACTAGTCCAAAGAAGAGATTATATCTTTTAGGACAAACTAACCCTTCTATTCCACCATCTGATATCGCTCAGGGTTTTAGGATTGGTGCTAAGGTTAACGAGAAACTTACTATTGGTAATCAGAACGCTACCATTTATATGTCTAATGGTGGTACTACTAGTACTGAAACCTCTGCTTTACTTGATGGAATTACTTCAGAAAAGACTTATATTTCTGCTTTCCATTCTGATCCTATTAATAATGTAAACCCTGCCATCTATACTATTGAAGATGTTGGTGGTCATCAATTACAAAATGGTGAATCTATAAGAATTATATCAGAATCTGGTAGATTGCCTGAAGGATTAGATCCACATGAAGTATATTATGCGATTACAAATACTGCTGATTCTAGTCTTTTAACCAATCAAATAAGAATAGCTTCATCAAGAGCAAACTCTGAATTAGCAACTCCTGAATATATTAAAACTATTTCAGATAGAGCTGCTGGTAATTTAAAGATTATTAGTAGAGTATCTGATAAGAGACCAGGTGAATTAGGTCATCCAATTCAATTTGATTATGCAACTTATACTTCAAAAGGATCTGGTGAAACTAATTGGATAGTTGATGATACTAATGGAACAGCAGATACTGTAGTTGGTGGTTGGTTCGTAACTGTTAACTTTGGTAATGGTATTACTGATAAATTAATAGATGCTACTCCATCAACAATGTTTACTGGGGATGAAATTCCATTCATTACCAGAAGATCTGATAATAGAAGTTTAGATGAAAAACTTTATAAAGTTAGATACGTAGTACCTAAAGAATTAATAGATGCTAAAGATCCTACTGATGGATTTATTCTACAAGAATCTAGTTCTGTAAATTATGTTAAAGATGATGACTTTACTAGAGAAATTGATGGTAAAACTATTGGATTGGGTAATTTAGATCCAAACAACTTTGATCCAGGATATGAATATAATCGTAACCCTAGATTTATTTCTTTCCTTACATATGACAATAATGCTAAGATTGCTACCATTAGATCTGATAGAACACACGATTTAAAAGCAGGTGAACAAATAGTTGTCAGGGGTGTACAGAGTTCTACTAACCCAACAGGATTATTTGATAAAGAATATAATGGAACATTTAAGGTAAACAGTGTTATTGATGATAAGACTTTTAACTATAAAGTAGCAAAACTAGTTGATGGTGAACCAGTTGGTGATACAATTACAGTTGGTACATATGTCAATGTAAGTCATACTAGAAATAGAAGTGTACCTACTTTTGAAAGGAATGATAACAAAGAAAACTTATTCATCTATCGTGTAGAAACATTAAAATCTTACAAGTATAGAGTTCAAGATGGTATCTATCACTTATATGTTTTAAATGGTAATAATGCTATTGAGCAAGAATTTACCACATCAAAATATAATCAGAATATTGTTGATCTTTATCCACAGTTGGATAGGGATAATCCAGAAGAGAACCCTCAACAGGCACAATCATATGCTCAACTAGCTCCTATAGGACAAGTTGTAACTAATGATCTTAAGAAGAGTATTACTAGGGAAACTGTAAACACATTCTTAGATACTTTTGGTGCTTCTAATACTATTACTAATATTTCTGCTAGTGCTACGAGTCCTATATTAACTTTAGATTCTGAGCATAGATTAAATGGATTGAAGCATATTACTAAAGTAGATGGAACACAATCCTTTAGTAGTACTCAAAATAATGCTGCTCCACATGGTGCTGATGGTACTTATCATAACATAAAATTATTCTCTAGTTCTGTTTCTCCTGCTTCTGCTCCTTGGCAAGGTGCTACTGCTTCAATAACTATTGATAGTCAAGTAGCAATAGGAATTACTATTACACAACCAGGTTGTGGGTATGAGTCTGGTGATGTTCTATATCCAGATTCTTCTGCTATTTCTGCTGGTGGTATTGGTGGAGCTCCTACTAATACTTCAGTTGCTATATTATCTGAGCATCTTTCAATAGCAGATGATAACAACTATGTTCAAGTAACTGGAATAACAACAGGTACTGATGGTTATTATCGTATTAAATCAACTCCATCAACAAAACAAGTAACAATTTATAATCATGCTGATAATGATAAGATTTTACTTGGACAGAAAGTAATTAATTTAGGTACTTATTCTACTATTGATGGTGCTCTTACTTCTGAAACAGTTGATGATGTAGTTACTACAACTGTCAATACAACTGCTCCTCATGGATTATTCAGGGGAAATCAGATTAGAATCCTTGATAAGACTGATAAAAATATTGGTGATTTCATAGTTGAAGAAGTTAAGACTGTTAATCAGTTTACTATTATAACAACTGGTGTTACTTTAACCGATCCACAATATATTCTTAAACATGGATTATCTGCTAATGATGCTGTATCTGGGAAAGCAGGAGAAAATCTAGGTGTAAGAGCAATATCAATATATGATGGCGATACTTTACAATTAGGTGAAGGTATTACTACTAATCAGTCGTTTATAGTAAAACTTGCTGATGGTAATGGTGCTACAGGATCTGCTACTTTAACTTCTGATAAGGTTACTGCTGTTACTGTGACAACTGGTGGTAATGGATATCATTCATCTGAACCACCAACTGTTAAGTTTACTGGTGGTGGTACTCCAACAACTGCTGCTGTAGCTACTGCTGTTGTGACTGATGGTGTTATTACTGGAGTAACAGTAACTAATCAAGGTGCTGGATATACTTCTGCTCCTACAGTTACTTTTGTTAGTGATGGTATTGATTTATCTGTTGGTACTACTAACGTAAAGAATGCCAAGAGAGACTCTGTTAAATCGAGATTCCCAATGGGATCTTACATACAGGTTGGTGGTGAGATAATGAGGGTCACTCAGACCGCATTAACAGGAACTAGTGAAAATAAAATATCAGTAATTCGTGGTGCTTTAGGTACTAATATTGCTAATCATAGTAATGGATCTCTAATTAGAAAGATTAGACCATTACCACTTGAAGTAAGAAGACCATCTATCTTGAGGGCATCTGGTCATACTTTTGAATACCTTGGTTATGGTCCAGGTAACTATTCAACAGGTCTTCCTCAGATTTCTAAGAGAACTCTAACTGAAAGAGAAGAATTCTTATCACAGTCACAAGAAACATCTTGTGGTACTGTTGTTTACACAGGTATGAATGATAAGGGTGATTTCTATATTGGAAACACTAAGATCTCTGCTGACTCTGGTGAGCAAGTTACATTTGACATTCCAATCCCAACTGTAACAGGTGAAGATCCAAGTAAGTTGAGTGTTGTATTTGATGAGGTAATTGTTAAAGAGAGATTACTCGTTGAGGGTGGAGCATCTAAACAGATTTTATCTCAGTTTGATGGTCCTGTTACATTTAATGCTCCTGTACGATTCAATGCTGATCTAAACCTCACTAAGAAGTTGAGTGTTAAGGGTGTTGTTAGTTTCTTAAATGAAAAAGAAGCAACTGTTAATTGTACAAATGAGACAGTAGATGCTGGTTTCAATGTTAGTGGTGGTGTTGGTATTCTTAAGAACTTACATGTATGTAAAGAGATTAAGACCTTTGATGAAACACAATCCACATCTACAACTATTGGTGCTTTAACTGCTGCTGGTGGTCTTGGTATTGGTAAGAACGCTTACATTGGTGGACTTATAGATGTAACTGGTAATGCTAATTTTAAGGGTAATGTAGATCTAGGTGATGCTGCTACTGATACCATATCATTCCTTGGTAAGATTGATACTGATTTACTTCCAACTGGCGATGCTGAGAAGGATCTTGGTAGTACTGCTAACACATGGAATGTATTACATACTGATACTATTCAGACAAGAAAAATTGCTATAACTGGAAATGAAGCATCTACAAGTAAGACTACTGGTGCTTTAACTGTAGGTGGTGGTGTTGGTATTCTTGGAGATCTAAATGTTGGTGGTGACATTACTGCTTTTGCTACTTCTGATGGAACTCTGAAGAAAGATATTGAAGTTATTGAAAATCCTCTTGCTAAAGTTCTTAATCTTGAAGGTGTTACTTATACTTGGAATGAAAAATCTACTAAAGAGGGTGAAAGAGATACTGGTGTTATCGCACAACACGTTGAAGCACTTGGACTTCCAGGTATAACTACTACTAGAGATGATGGAACTATGGCAGTTAATTATGATAAACTTGTTCCTATTCTAATTGGAGCAATTAAAGAACTATCAGCCAAGGTTGATGCTCTGTCCTAATAAATAACTAAAAATTATTATAAATGGCTAATATTACCAAATCATTTAATTTTAGAAATGGTGTACAGGTAGATGATGACAATTTACTTGTAAATCCTTCTGGTCTGGTGGGTATTGGAACTACAATTCCTACTGAAGCATTGGATGTGAGAGGTGATGCTGTTGTATCTGGACTTGTTAGTTCTACTAATGCTAAATTTACAAATCTTGAGGTAACTAATCTTACTACAGGATCTAATAATCTAACATTGGGTGTTGATAAGATAATTGGTGCTGGAGTTAGTATTCGGGCAGGTATAGTTACTGCTGACTTGGATTTAGATCCTTTAGGTATAGTTACATATTATGGTGATGGTGGTAAATTAAATAATATTCCTACATCACAGTGGGTAGATAAGGACGCTGGTTTAGGATTTATTAGTATCTACAATACAGGTTACGTTGGTGTTAATACTGATGATCCAAGATACTCATTACAAGTTGGTGGAAACAATGATGTAAATAATTTTGATAAACCAGGTGTTGGTATTTCTTCTGATGGAGCAATTGTTGCTAGTGGAATAGTTACTGCTCATACTTTTGATGGTAATTCATTAGGTAATATTCAAGGTGGTATAGGAACTATAACTCAGGTTTTATCTACCAATGCTAATGTTACTGGTATTGTAACTGCTGGAATAGGATTTACTGGAGATGTAAGAGGTAATATTGTTAGTGGAGTATCTACAATTTATCAGGTTAGGTCAACTCATGTTGATGCTACTGGTGTTGTAACAGCGACACAGGGATTTGTTGGTAATCTTAGTGGTGATCTGACTGGTGATGTTACAGGTAATGTTAGTGGTAATATAGTTGGTCTTGCTGGTACATTCGCTGCTGATTTGGAAGTAAATGGTGGAATTACAGGAGTTTCTACTGTTGTAACTGCTAAATTAACTACTACTAACTCTACATTAGGAATTTCAACGGCAAGTACATTCAATGTAACTGAAAAATTGGGTGTTGGAGTAGCAATTCCTGTTAATAATGTTGATGTTTTCACTACAGGAGATACAAAACAAACTATTGTTGGTGGTGATTCTGCAGCATTATACTTAGGTCAAAGAGTAAATACTGGAATTGGTGAGAGTGTTTCTGGTATTAGATTTGGTAGTTCATTAAAAACATTTGAAATTATTAATGGTGATGTTGGTGATGTAATAACTACAATTCATGGTGGAGTCTTCAGTGGAATTAATACTGGAGGATTTAAGTGGGTACATGGAAAATCAAATACCACTTTGATGACTCTAGACTATAAGGGTAATCTGGGTGTTAATAAAGCTGTTCCTGAAACTGCTTTAGATGTAGTTGGTTTAACAACGCTTACTGGTAATACAAAAATTGTTGGTGATCTAGAAATTACTGGTACTCTTACGGGTGCTGCTGCTATTCCTGATCTTATATCAGGATCTCAAATATACAATAATGTTGGATTCTCTACATTCTATGAGCTAGATGTTCTTCAGACACTTGAAACTGGTAACATAGCAATTAAAACTGATAGAGCAAATGTTGCTTCTAATGTTGATATTGATGCTCAACGTAGTCAGGCATTATTCCTGACGGTGGGTATTGGATCAACAACACCAACACAAGCTTTGGATGTAATAGGTGCTGTAAAAGCAACTACTTTACGATCAGACTTCTTACAAGTTGGTGATCAGGGTGGTGCTGCTATTGACTTCTCTAATGCTGGTAAAAATTTACCTGGAGTACAGGCTAATAGATCGTTTATGGTTCTACCAAAAGTTACAACTACAGAGAGAGGAAACTTAGTTGGGGTAACTGCTGGATCTATGATTTACAATACGACTACTAATAAGACCCAAGTTTGGAATAGTAGTGCATGGGTAAACTTACATTAATGGAGAGTAATTAATGTCTGTTACTGTAACTAAAACTGGACCTTGGTTCGCATCTGGACCAATAAGATTTAGTAGTTTGAGATATAATTTTAAAGAGACTCAGAGTGGACCAGTTAAAGCTTCAGAACTCTTTAGAAATACAAATATTTACGATAGAAATCCAATAGTACCTGATTCTACTGAGAATAAACAGGCAGCAGATCCTTTTACTGGTGGAACAGACGCAACAAAGGCTCCATTTGTATTTAAAGGTACAGGAACCAATTGGAAAGCATCTTTGATGAGGAATTCTATCAAGAGATATTTTGCTACTCAGTCAGGAACTGATGTTAATTTTGAGATGGGATTATTTACTGCTAGTGGTAGTAAAGGTATTGATTGGGATGGTCAAGGGGTTGCTGATGCTGTAGGATCTGTAACTGGAAATATAACAAGAAATATCTACAAAGAAATAAGAATAACTGGAACTTGTGGTTCAACTGATACTGGTGTTGATGGAACGGCTGGTAGTGGTGGTGTCGGTGCACAGAAAAAACCTGCTGCTAAATTAGAACTTCCCAACCCACTTAAAGCAATAAATGTCACTATTAAAAATAGTGGAAATATTCATGGTGCAGGTGGTTTGGGTGGATTTTTCCCTGATGGAACTACACCATTAGATAAGAGTGATCCAGGTAAAGATGGTGGAATAGCATTAAAGATTTGGCATGAGGGTTCTGAATCTAAGACAATTATTAATAATACGGGATATATATTTGGTGGTGGAGGAGGTGGAGAACAAGGTAAGCATGGATATGTTAATCCAGCTGGATTAGATGCGATGAGAGCAAATTGTTATGCAGATAATAGTTATTATTATTTTGGTGGATTTTTTAATACTTGTAATGGACAAACTATTCAGAATTCATGTGGGTCTGATAGAGTAATACAACAAACATGGTTCTTTGGAATAGATTGTTGTGATCCTGAATGTGATGGTACTTTAGATGGAGAATTAGGTTCTGCTTATTGTTATCATGAGGATATTTATAGTCAGCAAGGTGATGCCCCTGTTCAAGGTAGAGGTGGGCGAGGTGGTAATGGAAAAGGATATACACAATCTAAAACAAATGGTCAGGCAGGAACTGATCCAGGTGCTGCTGCTTGTCCAACATGTCCTGCTGGAACTGCTGCGAATCCTGGTGGTGAGTGTTCTGGACCAGGTGGAAAGGGTGGTGATGGTGGTGATTGGGGTGCTACAGGAGGATCTACTACTGGATTAAGTCCTAGTTCAACTGGATTAGATCAAGGAGAAGGTGGTGGTAAATCTGGACCTTCTATTTGTGGAAAGAATTATTTCCCTGCTACTGGATCTACAGGGGCTGCTAATATTAAAGGACCAAAAAATACAAATTGTGCTGGTGAGGAAGCAGATCCTATAGATCCAGGTTCACCACCAGGATTGGCATTAACTGTAAATCAATCTGCTGGACATAATGCATGTCATGTTAGGTTTAATAAACCAGCAACTCATTTAATGGTAACTCGTTTAGATCCTACTGATGCTACTAAGTTTAAACAAGCTAATAATACTGATAAGGTTTGGTTCAGAATATGGCATAGATGGTCTGATAGAAGGAATATAGATGATGTAGCATTATGGAGATTTAGAATAAGAGATCCAAATCTCCCTCATAATAATCCTAAATCAATAGTATATGACTCTGGAAGATATGGTACTAGTGGGGAATATGAAGGTCCTCCAAATAATGGCGGTCAATATCCAGATGACACTGGTCCTGATATTGGATTAGGTACTGGTATATACCCTATAGAGTGGTATGGTTTATCTGAGCGTAATAAAGAAGCTCTAGATCCTAATGATTTAAATGGACTATCAAAATATAATGCTCCACAGCAAAGGTCTACTGGTCAAGGATGGCAAACATTTTTACATAATGACCAAACAATTCAATTAGTTGATGATGGTGGTGTTGATATAAACCAAATTATTTCTATAATACCACCCAAACAATCCACTCACTATGAACCAGGTATAACATATACTGATCAACCTTGGGTTAAATCCTATGATAATAAAGAGGTTAGATCTATTGGTATGGAATCAAATTGGTCACAATTCTTGAAGAGTGGTGCTATTACCACATCTAATACAAAAACACAAAATCTACTTGAACAAACAGGTTCTGTGACTTTCAATGCTAGTGTTGCAGGAACCTATACTGTTAAAGCAGCGTCAGATAATGGATGTGTATTTAAATGGACAGGTGGTAATTTCCCATCTGAAACTTTTGTTACTCCAAAATTCTTTAGTTCTGGTTCTAGTTGGGGATTTGGTGCAGCACCTGCTGGATTTACTGAGAAGGGTCGTATTTGGCCATTTACTTCAGAGGGTGGGGCAAATGCGGATTTAAATTCTAGTAACAATACGTGGGCTCCTGAAGGACCTGCTGCTAATGGTGCATATAATATGGGACCAACTTATTTCCAGATAACTCTTACTGCTGCTCAAGTTGGACAAAAGACATTAGAGTTTACTTTAACAAACTCACATCAATTAAAAGATCCACCATATACAGTAACTCCTGGTGCTAATCCTGCTGTTGTTTATAATTGGATTGATAATTTTAGTCAACCTACTACTGCAGAGATGGAGGCAGAAGAGGCAGCAATAGCTGCTGGTGCACAACCTAGTGATCGCTATAAGAACTGGAATTATGGACATAACCCTTCTGGTGTTGCTTTTGCGGTATATGATCCTAGTGGTAATGTTATAGCACGTTCAACTGATTTGGTTAGTAATCAACCTTATGTTTATGGTTCACCTACCATAACTTGTAGTGCTTCAAATATATTACCTAATAGTAGTAATCCACTACATCAAGTTCAATGCCAATCATTATCTAAAGAACAACAATTATTACATTATTCTTATGTTGCTTATGATCAGAGTGGTAATGGCAGTGATACTGGTATCTGGGCTAATAACACTACTCAGACTACTCCCAATAATCCTGAAAAAGGAACTCCCATAGCATTTAGATCTGATGATAGTGTTTCTCAAGGTACTCTTAATACGGCTTCTGCTTCATTTACTATTAAACCTTCTCCTAATAATAATGGTCCTATGGAGTATGAGTTTATCGCAAGTAATCCTGCTGGAAGTGCCACAAAGAAAATGACTATTAATTAGAACTTGACACTGTTCGAGATTGTTGTTATAATTTTATTATGAAATTTACTCTTGCTATAGGAAATCCTCCTTATGGTGTAGGAGGGAATCTTGCTATAAAGTTTTTAAATAAAACGTCCGAGATTACAGATGATATTAGGTTTGTATTGCCTACTTCTGTAAGAAAACCTTCCTCTCAGAATAAAATCAAGTCATATCTTCACTGTGAAGTTGATGATGATCTCGATCATGCTACATTTCCTGGTGGTATTAGTGCTGTCAAACAGTATTGGAAGGTAAAGAACTCTTCGAGATTTGAAGTAGGAGTGAACGAGATTCCTATGCACACCGAGCATCCAGATTTTGAGTTTCTCGATTATAAAGATAGGTTCGAGGCAGATGTTTTTGTTGGTGAGTATGGATGTGGACCTAGTGGAGTAGTAAAGACTGAGAACTTTACACACTACGCTAAAGGACATCACTTTCTAAATGTTAAATCACCTGAAGTAATTAAGAATCTACTAGAGTTTGCTCCTAAATTTAGGGAGGTAGCAACACAGACTAATGGTAGGTATCATTTTGGTAAGAATGATTTAATAACAACTTACATTCAATGTTTAGATGAAAAAGAATAAGCATAATATAAAATCAGGATCATCTGTTGAAAGATCTGATGAGAGAATAAAAGAAACTCAAGAGGTATTCACTCCCCCTGAGTTGGTAGAATTGATGATAGATGAGATTGCTGTTTCTTTATTGAAAGATCCTAGCAGTAAATTCATTGATAATTCAGCAGGTTGTGGCAATTTCTTAATTGGACTAAAGGAACGACTCTGTTTGTATCATAGTGAGAAGCATGTATTGAATCACATGTTATATGCTGTCGAACTCATGGAGGATAATCATAAGGAGTTATGTGGAAGGTTGGGTGTAACGACACATCATCCACACTATGTCTGTGCTGATGCTTTGGAGTATGACTATAGTTTTGGGGAACCTATAGGAGTAGAACAGTTCTTTTAGTGTCACACTCACCCCTAAAGGGGGTTTTTTATGCTATAATGTATTCAACTGAGAAACATTAATGCCTTTACGTCCACACCAGATTGATGCTACTAAGGCAATGTTTCAACATTCTAAGGGTCAGATCATCATCCCTACAGGTGGTGGTAAGACCATGTGTATGATTAATGATGCTGAACAGCGTTTTAGATCAACTATTGCCGACACTATTGTTGTAGTCGCACCACGCATACTATTGGCAGAGCAACTATCATCTGAGTTCTTAGAACAGATTGATAATGTATCTGTGATGCATGTACACAGTGGTGAGACACCCCATTATTCTTCAACTAAGATATGGGACATTTATTCATGGCATAAAAAGACAGAAGGTAATAAGATTATATTTACTACCTATCATTCACTTGAGAAGGTTAAAACTTCTACTATTGATGTAGATACAATTTACTTTGATGAGGCACATAATAGTGTTCAACGAAACTTTTTCCCTTCTGTGGAACATTTTGCAACTGTGGGTTCTAACAGGTGCTTTTTCTTTACTGCTACTCCTAAGCATAGTACTACTCCTTTCAAAGCTGGAATGAATGATACCAAGGTATATGGTCAGGTAATTGCTAATGTACCAGCACCTAAGTTAGTAGATCAAGGATACATACTACCACCTAAAGTTGAGGTGTATAAGAGTCGTTTACTTAGAAAAGATGAGATCTTTGCTGATGTAGAATCAGAACAAATGCTGAGTGCTATTGATAGATTAGATGTAGATAAGGTTCTTATTTGTGCTAAGTCTACCAAACAAATCATTAGTCTTACATCTCAGTCTGATTTTTGTTATGAATTAAATGTTCGTGGATATAGTTGGATGTATATTACTGCTAAGACAGGTGCTATTATTGATGGTAAGAAGGTAGGTAGAGATCAGTTCTTTGAGACTCTCAATGCTTGGGGTAAAGATGATGATAAGAAGTTTGTAGTATTACATCATAGTATATTGGCAGAGGGTATCAACGTAAAGGGATTAGAGGCAGCATTGTTTATGCGTAATATGGATTATATCACTATCTCTCAAACTATTGGTAGAGTAATTCGTTTGGGTAATGTAGATAAAACTCATGGCAAAGTATGTGTTCCTGTGTATAATAATGTTGGTATCTCTACTGCCCGAAAGGTTGAGGCAGTTGTAGATACTGTATTCAACAGGGGTGAACCTGCTATTTCTGTTATTACACGATGAATATCTTTGTAACTAATCCTGATCCTCATAAATCTGCTACTGAACTACCTGATAAACATGTAGTTAAGATGCCATTAGAAACATGTCAAATGCTTTCCATTGTATTCTCTCATTGGTATTATGATTGGGGTGATGATTTAGTTAAGAAGAAAGATGGTACACCTTACTCAGTTGCCAAGGGAGCATTTAGGAATCATCCTTGTACTCAATGGGCAGCAAATAGTATATACAATACAGCATGGTTGATTCAACATGGATGTGCTTTATCTGATGAATACAATTATCGTTATGGTAAATTACATGGATGCCATAAAGCATTATTTGAAGCAAAGAAAACATTTCATAAGATGGCAGGTGAGGTCATTACTTGTTATTGTATGGTAGAATACTTTACAAGGGCAATGCCTGATGAGTTTAAGAAGGATCGAACTATTGATACCTTTACTGCTTATCAAAAGTATATCAATTCTAAACCTTGGGTAAAGGATAATTACCTACGCAAACCTGAACGCAAACCTAACTGGATTCAATGAGAGACACAATTCTATTTGGAGATTGTAGAGATACACTCAAACAGTTTGATGAGAAGGCAAGGATGTGTGTTACATCCCCACCTTACTATGGATTGAGAGATTATGGTGGTGAAGAATCACAGATAGGACAAGAGCAAAGTCCCGAAGAGTTTATTGATGAGTTGGTCAAAGTATTCAGAGAAGTAAGGAATGTGCTTACTGATGATGGAACTTGTTGGGTAAACTTAGGTGATAGTTATTACAATTACAGGAAGGATGGATGTATTCCTAAGCAAACATTTGCTAGTAATAGGCAAGATCTACCTGAAACAACACCCAGAAGATCTAATAAGTTAAAAGGATTGAAAGAGAAGGATCTTATTGGTATCCCTTGGATGTTTGCGTTTGCTATGAGGGCAGATGGATGGCATTTGAGACAGGATATTATATGGCATAAACCTAATCCAATGCCTGAGAGTGTGAGAGATAGATGTACCAAGGCACATGAATATATCTTCCTGTTCAGTAAACAGAAGAATTACTTCTATGATAATGAAGCAATCAAGGAACCTGCTACTGATTGGGGTACAAGAGATAGAAGTAAAGGTAAGTACACAAGTAATAATGATTATGGACAGACTCCACACTCAGGTTTAACTAAAAGTTATCCAACTAAGAATAAGAGATCTGTATGGTCAGTAACAAAGAAACCATATAAGGGTGCACATTTTGCTACCTATCCACCCGACCTGATTGAACCCTGTATCAAAGCAGGGAGCGAGGTAGGTGATATTGTATTAGATCCATTCATGGGATCAGGAACCACTGCTGCTGTGGCAAAATCGCTAGGTAGAGACTACATTGGATGTGAGTTACATGAGGATTATGGTAACTTGATTGAGAAGAGAGTCAAGGAATATGCTCCAGTTACGGAAGTGACACATTCACCTTTACTTGATGCTTTAAATAAAGTATAATAAGAACAATTACAGGAGCTCCCCATGCGTTGCGAAGTCAAACTCTATGTTGCTGGTACTGTCTTTAATGAACAGGTACATGCTCGTGACTATCAAGAAGCAAGACAAGTTGCTCTTGCTCGGAACCCTAATGCTAGGGTAATTTCAGTTAATGCGGTATTTTAACAATGATATTAGAACATATACCTGATACATTCAATTTTAGGAAACATGTCTTAGAAATCCTAAAAACAGATTGTTATCGGAAAGGTGAATTTACATTATCTTCAGGGCGTAAGAGTGAGCATTATGTAAACTGTAAACCTATGACCTTAACTGGAAAGGGTTTAACTTATGTTTGTGCTATGATGCTTGAATATATTGAAGATGATATTGTAGCGGTTGGTGGTCTTACATTGGGTGCTGATCCTTTAGTATCTACTTTACCTTGTATATCATGGGCTCATAAAGTACCAAAGGAACCTTTAGTTGGGTTGATTGTTCGTAAGAAACCAAAGGGTTATGGTGTCAATGCTTGGATAGAGGGTAAATTGCCCCCAAAAGGATCTAAGGTAGTTGTAGTTGAGGATGTAACTACTACAGGTAAATCTTCTATTATAGCAGTAGAGAAGTTGCGTGATGCTGGTTATGAGGTAAATCGTATCATTACCATAGTTGACCGTCAAGTAGATGGTGAGGCAGATACTAATGTACTTGCTGCTAAGTGTGAACTTATTAGTTTATTTTCTTTAGAGGAGTTATACACATGAGACTAACTGAAGATGTAATTAACAAGATTGCAGTACTAATGCAACACACCAAAATGAATGGTGAGGTTAATTGGAAGGATGGTGATGAAATTGAGGTATGTCTAGGTGGTACATTTGCAAATGATAAATTCATAGCAATTCACAATAGATCTAAGGAACCTAAGTATAATTCACCACCTCATCCTGATTTTGATTATGAGAAAGAAGAATGGAAGGGTGGATCTAATTCTCTAGGAAGATCAGCAGGGTATCATCTATGAGTAGAACACCCTCAGATTATCGCAGATTTTATCATTGCCCTAATCCAAAGAAACTATCACCTAAAGGTGGACAACCTGAAGGATATGTTAATAAAGATGGAACTTGGGCAGCAGTTCCAGTTATGGGAAGTGACACTCAGTTGTGTATTATTCACAATGGAGAACAGGTACATCACGCAAGAAACTATAAGGATGCAATGTCCTACATAAAGAAACAAATTTCTATTGAGAAGAAACTCAAGAAGAAAGGATCATTGGAGCCGTTTTTATGAATGAAACTAAACAAGAGAAGTGGGAACGTGGTAAAACTTTATTCCTTGAATCCGTACACAAACCTGACCATGAGTTAAGGGGATGTGCACATAATCAGCAATGTTTCCATGAGTTAATGGAGATAAGAGATGAGGTGATTAGGTTGGTTCAATCAATGCCTAATCCTCATAATCCACCATTAGCATTTGGTAAGAAGAATAGTGCTGTAATTCCTACAGTTACAACACCAGCAGGTGAAATAAGTGAGACATTGTTTGGTGGAACACTACAAGATTTCTATAAGAACTGGGGTAAGAGAGATGAGTGATAATCTTAGAAAACAGATTAATGACATTATAGAGGCAGACATTCAAATTGGTATTAATGATTACATAGAAAAGGAAGGTGCTGGTGAGAAAGGTCAAAAACTTAATGCTAAGATAGATCAGCGTGAAGTAAATAAGATTATTAAAGAGTATAAAAGAATTAAAAAAGCAAAGAAATCTAATTTAGGTGAGGTAAAGAAACTTGGATTAGTTGATAAGAACGGTAAACCATTATGAGTAAGATTGATACACAAGGAATGAGTCTTCCTGTTGATCCTAATTACAAGGGAAAACCACAGGAACATAAACCTATGATGATCTATCCTCGTAGGTTACATACTCCAGAGGAAGTTAAGGAGTTGAAGATACTTATCAATGAAGTATTGGATGAGAGAGATGGTAAGAGAGGTAAATCATACTTTGATAGTGAGAAGTTTAAGCATAGAATTAATGAACCTGAACCACCTTATGAGAGATGGGAATGATTAGAGAATGGATCAAAGGCATAGTCAAAGAGGCACTTGCCGAATGGGAACAAGAGGTAGAGTATCTTGGTAGAACAGGATACAAATGGGATGCTGAGAATAAGAAGTGGGAACCTACTGAGGTTACACCATACAGATTGGATGAATTACAAGAATGACTCATAGTTACACTAATCCAGATGAAAGATTAGATACTGCTTATAAAGTTGAGGCACAAGTCACTAAAGGTAAGAAGTATTATGATGAGCAAGGGTGGGAAATTGCTCCACCTATCTCTGATAGAGAGTGTATCTTTCGTTGTTTGGAGAACTGTCAAGCACTTGCTGGACTTGATAAGAAACAAGTACAGAGAT